TGCCACTCGGAGAAATCGTCCAATCCATCTACGGCTATCTCGGTTACATCATTTTGGGTACTGCGACAGGGTTCCGTTTCTGTTCGACGGACACCGACGGCAACCTCACCGTCGGACCATTGGTGGAGACTGGTGCCGCGGTTGGGGCGATGGCTGGCATCGGCAAGTACGTCTACTTCGCGTGGAGCAACTTCGACTCCACATCAACAGGTATCGGACGTATGGACATCTCGGTGTTCATTTCCACGAACCAGCCTGCGTACGCATCCGATTTGATGGCAACCACGCAGGGTACGGTGCAAGCAATACACGAGTTCCAAAACAAGCCACTATTCACCGTCTCAGGGGTCGGCGTGTACACGCCCCACGCCACGAACCTTGTCACATCCGGCTACCTGCGTTCAGGTATCTACAGGTGGGGTGTCCCAGACGCCAAGTTCATCCCGAAGTTGGACATCCGTTGCCTGCCGTTGTCGGGTTCTGTCACCATGTCGGTTGCTTCTGACGGTGGAGACTTCTACGATTTTGCCACCCTTTCAACTTTGAACGTGAAAGAGAAAACGTTCGACGGGCTGGAAGACAAGATTTTTGAGGCAGAAATCAAGGTGACCCTTACCCGTGCTGCCAGCGCCACGACAGGTCCGACGCTGACCCGTTGGATGGCCCGCGCCTACGCCGCCCCGCTACGAAGCCAAATCTTCTCCGTACCCCTCATCATGCACCACAAACTGTCTATCAACGGGCGGGAGTATTGGCAGGATGTGGACGCCGAACTTGCCTATCTGCGGGACTTGGTGGAAACCCCCAGGGTGGTCACCTATCAGGAGAACGAGGAAACGTTCGCGGTGGTGGTGGAGAACGTGCAGATGCAGATAGCCCAAGTGGTGAACACTCATCGGGCTAACGATTTCGAGGGGACTGCTATCGTGGTTATGCGTAGTGTAAGATGATGAGCCGATGGCAGCAGTAACACGTAGACAGTACAAGGGCGCAGCCGCCCAGACGACAATCACGAACGCTCTCGCGTCTGGTGACACGTCGGCTACACTCGCGGCAACTACTGGTTGGCCGACTGGCACTGAGCCGTTCTTTGTTGTTATCTCGCCTGGGACTGCGAGTGAGGAGAAGTGCAGCGCCACAATTTCTGGGTCGGTGTTGACTCTTACTCGTGCGCAGGATGATACGACTGCTCAGTCTCATGCTTCGGGTGCAACTATCTATCCGGTTTTCTCAGCGGATGATGCTGATGAGGCAAACTTCTTGGCGTCGAGGTATGCGGCGAAGGGTGACATTGTGGCGTTCAATGGGACGACGGTTGCTGCGTTGGCGGTCGGGACGAATGATTATGTGTTGACGGCTGATTCTGCGGAAGCGACTGGGCTAAAGTGGACTGCGCTTGCTGCTGGGGCGGATGTTCTCCAAGTTCAAGTATTCAGTTAGGATAGGTAACACATGGCTACATACACAAAAGTAAAGTTGTCGGGTTCGACGGATGGTCGCGCTATCAAGGTTGCGGCTACGGCTACGCCTGGTACGACGATTCATACTGGTTCATCAACGGCGACGACTTATGACGAGGTGTGGTTGTATGCGGTGAACTCGGATACGACTGCCCGTAAGTTGACGATTGAGTGGGGTGGCACTACTTCACCTGATGACTTGATTGAGTTGACGATTGCTGCTGAGTCGGGTTTGGTTCTTGTAGCCCCTGGGCTTCTTATCAAGGGTAATGCTTCGGCGGCTCTTGTGGTGAAGGCGTTTTGTGCGACTGCCGATGTGGTGACGATTCACGGGTACGTCAATCAAATTACGGTCTGAGGTTGACGCATGACTTTGCGTTACGGTCAGCGTGAGCGTGTGGGGGAGTACACGGCTAACTGGTTCAATAAGCCGACTTCTGTTGAAGTTGAATACCTTGCCATTGCGGGTGGAGGTGGCGGTGGCGGTCACAACGCAAACGGTGATTATCGTGGCGGTGGCGGTGGCGGTGCTGGCGGTTATCGCACAAGTGTTTCTGGTGCAACAACTGGCGGTGGTGGTTCAGCCGAAAGTGCTTTGACGCTTGGCGCAGGTACTTACACGGTTACTGTTGGCGGCGGTGGTGCTGCTGGCGGCTATCAACTTCAGGGAAGTGCTGGTTCCAACAGCGTGTTCAGCACAATCACTGCGACTGGTGGCGGTCCTGGTGGTGGTGGTAATAACGGTGGCGGCGGTAACGGCGGGTCGAGCGGTGGTGGTGCTTCGCAAAGCGGTGGTGCTGGCACTCGTACTGCGTCACCTGTTCAGGGCTACAACGGAATCAGTGGCCGCGGTTCCAACACGGGCGGTGGTGGTGGCGGTGCTGGCGCTGCGCCGACGACAGCAAGCGGCGGCAATGGTTTGGCAAACAGCATCACTGGAACGTCTGTCACTCGTGGCGGTGGCGGTGGTGGTGGCGCTGATGCCGGTTCAAGCGGTGGCAATGGTGGCGGTGGCAATGGAGCAAGCAGAAACAACTTGACAAACGCATCAGCAGGTGGGGCAAATACGGGCGGCGGTGGTGGCGGTGGTAACGGTGCAAATACCAGTGCCTATGTTGCGGCGGCGGGTGGCAAGGGTGTAGTCATTGTCCGCTACCCAAACATTTTCGGTACTGTGTTTGCGATTACCGGCGGCACGATTACATACGCTGACGGTTACACGATTCATACGTTCAATGACACAGGTAGTTTGGTGGTGGCATGAGTCGTTCAGGTGCAAGAACACGACCCGCACAGTACGTGTCGAAGTGGGGTGGCCGGAAGGGTGTTGTCCCGAAAGCGTCCGGTGGTGACATCACGTATGTGTATTCGCAGGGCAAGTTGCAGGCTGTTCATACGTTCAATGACACTGGGACGTTCACGCCTATTGAGGCGATGGATGTTGAATATCTGGTTGTCTCTGGTGGTGGCGGCGGAGGAGGAGCAAGTGGTGGCGGCGCCTCATCTGGTGGTGGTGGCGCTGGCGGAATGAAAACAGGAAGCCAAGCCCTTACTGCTGGGACGTACACCATAACTGTTGGTGGTGGTGGCAACGGCGGCGCAACGGGACAAAATCAAGGTTCAAGTGGAACAGCAAGTTCAATAGGTTCACTTGTAACAACTACTGGTGGTGGTGGCGGAGCGCACTTCAACACCAATGGTTCCAATGGTGGTTCTGGTGGCGGTGGCGGTTATCTAAGCGGGACTGGCGGGACTGGTGTTTCTGGTGAAGGCTTTGCTGGTGGCAACGGAGTGAATGTTGCCAGCGCTTACGGTGGTGGTGGCGGTGGCGGCAAAGGCGGCGCTGGAAGCAACGGCACTGGAAGCGTCGGCGGCAATGGTGGCGCTGCTTCCGCATCTTCCATTTCTGGTTCGTCCCAGTCATACGCTGGTGGTGGTGGTGGTGGTGCGGTGACTGGCTCTGGCGGAACTGCTGGAACAAATGCTGGCAACGGTGGTGTCGGGTCTGGCGCCAACGGCTCGAACGCAACAGCCAATTTTGGTGGCGGTGGTGGAGGTTCTGGTTACGCTGGTGGCGGTAATGGCGGTAAAGGTGTAGTTATTGTCCGATACCCAGTATTGACAGAATTGGAAAGTCTGGAAATCGAGTATCTGGTCATCGCTGGTGGTGGTGGCGGAGGTGGTAACTCTGGTGGCGGTGGCGGTGCCGGAGGTTATCGTTCATCAGTTAGCGGAGAATCTTCGGGCGGTGGCGCTTCAGCGGAAACACCGTTGTCTGCCACCATCGGAACATACACGGTAACTGTTGGTGGCGGTGGAGCCGCGGCAGTGGGAAACACAAACGGAACCAACGGCAGCGATTCTGTTTTTTCCACAATCACGTCAACTGGCGGAGGAGGAGGAGGAGGTTCTACTCCTGGTGGTCAAACTGGCAGCAGTGGCGGTTCTGGTGGTGGAGGACAATCAGGTGGCGGCGGCGCAAATGGCGGTAGCGGTACACCGAATCAAGGTTTTGCTGGTGGAGGCACACCTGCTCCCGGTGGGACTTATCCTGGCGGCGGTGGTGGTGGCGCTGGTTCAGTGGGCGGTACTCCAGCAACGAATACTTCTGTTGCCGACGGTGGAACTGGCGTAAGTAGCAGCATTACTGGTTCGTCCGTTGCTCGTGCAGGCGGCGGAGGAGGAGCCAACGGCGGTGGTAGTTCTGGTGGCGGTGGCGCAGGAGGGTCGGGTGGCGCTGGCACGGCTGGCACGCCGAACACGGGCGGCGGCGGCGGTGCTGGTGGCGGCACTTCACCAGCAGCAGGCGGTAAGGGTGTAGTCATCATCCGCTACCGCACCGACCAGGGTGCGCGATTCATCGTCACAGGTGGAACCATCACCACCTCCGGTTCGTACACGATTCACACATTCAATGACACGGGTTCGCTCGTGGTAGCATAAGGAGACTCTTATGGCGTACATGGCACAACTCGACGACAACAACACGGTCCTCCGTGTCCTATCCGTATCCAACACCGACTGCCCCGACCCAGCACCGGCCAACGAAGCACAAGGCGCAGCGTTCCTAGAATCACTTGGGCTCGGTACGAACTGGAAACAAACAAGTTTCAACGCAACGTTCCGCAAAAATTATGCAGGCATCGGCTACACGTTTGACGCAGTGCGTGACGCTTTCATCGCACCACAACCATACGCATCATGGATTCTCAACGAAACCACATGCCAATGGGAACCACCAGTACCGTATCCGACCGACGGCAAAAATTATTCGTGGGATGAAACCACAACTGCTTGGGTAGAAACCGTCAACTAATCGAGCGGCAACTCGTCATCACCCCACAACGACAACAACCACAACAAACCAGCAGCCAGCACTACACCCACGCCCACGAACAGGCATAGAAATACGCCTGCGCCAAGTGCTAGTCTTTCAATCATGACAAAGAAGCGTACCTCAAAGCCCAGCGTCAAAGTCGGCATCACCCACCAGCAATGGCAGATGTGCCTCTCCTACCTACGCTCGGCACTTGGAGCCGTCGTAGCCGTAGTCGCCACCCTCGACTACGAACCAATGGACCTAGCCAAAGCGTTCGTCGCAGCCCTCATCCCACCCGTCCTGCGCTGGATAAACCCGAACGACCAGGCTTTCGGACGTGGCTCGGAATCGTAAATACACAGGCACTAGCGACGGAGCAGCCCCAGGCAAACGGGCTGGCACAGAGGAGTTCGTCAAACAGGTAGCCAAACTTACGGGCGGTGCGTTGTGGAACAACGGCACGTGGGTCGTGCGTAACAAGCGCGGTAAAGAATCGTTGTCCGTTCATGCCACCGGCAGGGCAATGGACTTGTCCTACCGGAAGACTGGCTCCAAAGGTAAGCCAGATGGCAGAGAACACGCACGGGAACTAATCAAACTGCTTGTAGCCAACAACGAAGAACTCGGTGTTGAAATGATTTTGGACTATTTCCCCGCACCGCATGGGCGTGGCTGGCGTTGTGACCGGCAAGCATGGACCAAGTACACACGTCGCACAATCACTGGTGCGCCCGGTGGCGACTGGATACATGTGGAAATCTCACCCAAAATGGCGGACTCACCACAGGCAGTGAAGGCTGCTTTTGCTAAGGTGAAACAGATTTGAAATGGACACGGCCACCGCAAGCATCATCGTTGCCACCATTACGGCGGTCGGTGGAATCCTTGTCGCGGTAATCAACAAGTTCCGCAAAGAAAACCACACCGACCACCAGGTCGTTATGGGTATTCTCCACGTAGTACGCAAATCCCAGCAGCGGGTAGAGGACAAAGTGGACCGAGTTGACGAACGGCTCGCCAGTCACCTAGAGTCACACGCATTGGAGGGGATGCTTGACAATGGGCGAACAGTTCACAAAACTAGAACTAAGAAAAATCGCAACGTATCTTAGGAAGGTCTACCCTGGGGTGGCTGAACAAGACGAGTTGTGGAATCTGATAGCCAAGGTAGACCAACTCGTAAAGGGGAAACATGCACGACCCGACCGAAGGCGCGGAGATTCTTCTCCGAGCACATGAACTGATTACCCGCGACAGGCAGAACGCCTACTCGCATCCCCTCGAAGATTATTCGCGGACAGTTTCCATCTACAACGCACTCAAAGGCGAAGATGTG